TGTTCTTAAATTTAGAATGTTTAATTTTTTTCATTGCCTAGAGCTCTGCTTTTTTATAAATATGAGATCAATCATCTAACAATTGATTTTCGTCCAAAAGACCGGATTCAGAATCATCTGTAGCTGTTGTCATCGTTTCTTTGATAATTTGTTTTGTTTTACGTCCTGGCATCAAATCAATTATATTGTCTACATTTACATCATGTTTCGATTCAAATGACAACGAATCTTTTCTGCTTCTTGTTGTTAATTGATTGGAATTGCTTTTGAAAGTATTTGATAAGTCTTTGATTGATAATGGGTCTCTAGTAAAATCAGATTTATGTGTTCCCCATGTATGTGATTCTGGTGGCCGGCCTGTTCCTCCAACATACTCTTGTTGCTGGCCAGGTAATAATTCTCCTTTGTTAGCGACATGCATTGAAGCAATATCATGCGGCGTGCCAAAAGACATATTTGTTTTCTTAGGATCATTGCCTTCAGACTTGATCTGCTCTTTTCGGAAATCATTTTTGAAATCTTCAATGACTTGATCTTGCTCATATTTCCATTCAGTATCAGACATTTTGAAGATGTTTTCATAGATCCATTGAGTTGAAAACAGGCCTGAATCTTTCATATCAGTTGCTAATGACAATTTAGCTGCTAATGTCTCTACCTGCTGTCTTTCATATACTAATGATGGATTTGTTAGTGATAATTCAAAATCAACTAAATCATCGTCTGTAAATCCTTGTGAATACAAATGTATGATGGCAATCTTTGTGAGTTCAGATATGAATACACGTTGTATACGTTCTATAGTTCGTGCAAAACGAACATCTTCTGCGGCTAATGTGGCTTTACCTTCAACACCTTCGTCATATCCTAAAAATGCTTTTGGTACCTTTAATGCTGCGAACATTTTATTTTTGAGATAATCAATGTCTTCAATCTGACCGTCATTGCCTAGGCCTGGCAGAGCCTCTATACTTGTTCCGGTTTGATCTCCACGTACTGGTAAGAAATAATCCTCAATGGCATTCTGCATGTTGAATTTGAGATTATAATCTCCCGTCTTCTCATCAATATAAGGAACCTTCTTCATTTTATTAATGATAGACTGAATATGATTATCAACTTCATTTGGTGGAATATTGCCGACATCTATTTTGAAAACTCTACGTTCTGGTGCTCTCATTATTCTATGAATCAACATAGCATCTTCCATCAGTGTTAACTGCTTAAATATTTTTCTTGCAGGCTCAATCATCGATTTACCATATGGCAAAAAGTTAGTATCTGACATCAATCTGAAATGAGCAATTTGCCATGATTCAAAATGACTAAATGCTCCCTGTATTGTTGAACCATGATTGTAAGTATTCTGACCTTCTAACACAAATCTGTATGCAAATGGGTTGTCAGGATCAAAACCCTCCTCTCTACGAACTTCATAAGCAGATAATGGTGATACATTCACAATGCCAATCTCTTCTTCAATATCTAAATGCAGATAAAAATCACCATATTTACATGCATTTCTGATCCATGGCCATAAATTATATTCCACATTCATGATATCAAAGAACAGATTATACAAAATCTTTTGAATCTCTGGATTGGCAGTTTTTATAGTTAACACATCTCCATCTGCATCTTTAGTTGTGGATTCGTCTGAATATATGTCTAATGCTGATGCAATGATTGGGTCCATGTCCATAGCTTCATAATCTGTAAACATTTCAATTTTGGAAACATGATAATTCGCGTTCTGATTATATGTAGATGTAGCAAATCCAGGCAAGCCTCTATGCAAGCCAGAGAATCTGTCTACATATCGTTTATTGGATAAGTTACCATGAGACTGTAAACGATTTGTATCAACTGCTTTGAGTCTGTTCTTGGAAATTCTTCTTACTACCACATTGGTAGAAAATAGACGATTAAGTCTTCCACGTAATGATTTATCAGCCATGATGATGTTTTTATTATATAAATATTAAATTAACCAAGTTAGATCGTTGTTATCCTTGTCTCCAGATTCCCATTTCCAACTTTTCTCCACATCTTTTGTCGACGTATATACTCCAGATGATTTGCCAAAGTGATTAAGTGATTTTCTTGAAAGGTCAATACCTTGTTGATATAAACGCATTGCAGTGTCTCTCACCCATAATGCAATGCCAAATGCCATCACCAAATCATCATTATAACCTCTCTGTGCCTCTGCTCTGGAACCGTTCCATATGAATACCAGAAGTTCATCTATCAATCTTCTACTATGAACCACCGGAGATTTCTCTCTGAAATATGTTTCCAATTTTGAAATTAACAATGGTCTGGTTTTTGATGTGGTGGAAAATCCAGGTACCTTCTGAGCTTTATTTTTCAGATCATATCCTTTTGCCAAATGCACATCTTCATCTATATATGCATCTTGTTTATATGAATAATACAGATTAGGATAATTTTTGTCAATGGCAACCTGTATGACTGCCCACCCAATGTTAGCATTCTCAATTACCAGTAGTGCATTGTTCCATTCGGTGGCAACTGCTACCAACATGTTACCATATTCTGTAGTACCGATCTTACCTTTATATTCTGCAACTTGTTTAACATTATCAATATCAAGAACATGAAATGCTGAATAGTCTGCTCCATCGCCTCGTGCAACGTCCGCAACTACCACATAGTTAGTAGAATAATTAGGATAGTCCCAAACCCAGTAGTTACCATCAAATCCTCGTTTTTCAACTGGATCTTTTATGTATGTCTGATCATACCACTGAAGTATAGGACCATCTATTACTGTATGACCAGAAGATATGAAATCACAGTCACATTCCTGTGCTGCCATTTTTTCTCCCAGGAGAGATGTTTGTTGACGGCGCCATTCTTCATTACGTTCTGGATGTACTGTCCAATGCAGCCTAATTGGATTGAACTCCCCAGCTGCCTCAGCGTCTACCCATGTTTTGTGAAACCAGTTACCAGTACCATTAGGAGTAGACAATGCTATACATCCTCCTCCCGTTGACAACGTTTGTTGAGCCGATGCCCATATTTCACCAATATTTCGTATGAATGCTGCCTCATCTATAACTAACAATGATAAGGCTTCCGATCTACCTGCAGTGCCTGTAGATGAAACTGCTTTGACCTGAGAACCGTTTCGTAATCTCAGTGAAAGTTTGTTATCTTCATCTGTAGTACCCTTCATCCAGGTTGGTAAATTTTCATGCATGACTCTGATCTTTGTCACTAAGTTCTTTGCCACTTCCTGAGTAGTTGCAATGACTAACACATTGAAGTCTGATTTGAACAACATGTTCCAAAGAATGAATCCTGCTGACAGAGTGGATATACCTAATTGTCTGGATTTCAATATGATGTTATAGCGATTGTCTTTGAAATCGTTGAGAGTATCTTGCTGAAATGGGTATAAATTGAAATACATCTTACCTTTGGTAGGATGCTGAATCACACAATACTTACGCATGAAATGAACCGGATCTGTAGCCGATTTCTTGAATTCATCTCGTATTATTTGTTTAAGTGATTTCTTTTCTGACATAACATTTTTTAATCCTAAATTAGATCGGCTCCGGCATCTTCAACAGTTTGTATCACTTTCTGTATGTATTCAGCTATTTCGCCTGATTTAATTGCGTTTAATGCTGTTTTAATACCTACCATTTTCAATTTACCTTTTGCCAAATATTGTAAAGCTGATGAACCTCCTTGTAATAACAATGCTGCTACAATTAATGTATGTATCAGTTCAGCAACTTTATGTGCTTTCTTTTTGTCTTTGACGCCGGCTTTCATAATAGCCCTTTCAATGGCACCGACGATGATATGATGATATTTTTCACCAATGGTAACTAATTTTTCGCCAGATAAAAATTTCAATCCAGGTATTTTACCTAACAAGTTTATGAACTTGCCAACTAATTTCACAATCATACCTAATGATAAAGCTACGCCTGCTAATGTCAATGCACCCAGAGCCTCATTTTGTAGATCATCACCCTCTAAATCAACTGATTTGAAATCTTGGGCTAGATCGCCTAATGTATCTTCAACATCAGCTTCTGCAGTCTCAATATCATCCTCTGATAATAATTGTTCGTTGATTATTTCATTAACTATTGTCTTGAGTTTTTTCATTAGTAGGTTTTGCTAAACTTTTTCTAATATTTTCTTTCAACTCATTATAATCATTTTGCATGCGCTCAACAAACTGTGAAATATCAATATCATCTGATCTACCATCTGCATTATGCCAATAAGCTTCTTTAACCTGATTTTTTAAAATATCAACTTCTATATCACAGTCTCTGAACCAGGCCTCAGCATTGTCAGACATTATCTTTCTTTGATATTCATTCCAAGCTTCTTCACCTTGTTCTTTTATTTTACGCTCTTCTTTGAGGATACATGAAAAACATTTTTTACGACTAAAATAAAATTTTAAATTCAAACGTTTTTCATCACCTTTCATGAACTCACCACATTCAGGACAATTATCCGGAGCTTTTAAAATGTCCTTGATAGATGACAACAATGAATTTGCTGATTCCTTGACACGATAACCTTCCTTCTGAGTCCATTTATGTTTATGGCCTTTGACATCAGTCTCATACCATACTTTAGGCCGGCCATCCTCAAATCTTTCAACTACATCCATATCCTTTTCAGGACCTTTGGAAAATGTAAATGTTTTTCTTGTTTGAGTTTTGTGCTTACCAGCCAACAGATCTCGAACTGCTTTAACGTTTTGTAACTTTTTGGACATATTATTTGAATTCTGATCTGAACTTCATACGAAGTCTGTTTTTAGCAGCTTGATCTAATGGTAAAGAATCTAACATAGCAAAAACAAAATCAACCTGTTGTGTCGCAGGCTTACCTTGTAATGCTCTAGTTAACATTCTAAATGCCTGAGTCTTTTCCATTCTTTCTTTCTTACCAGCTAATGCGCCTCTCAAACCATCTTGTTCATTCACATTTTCCGTAACAGCGTCATCTACTGGTGGCTCAACAATAGCAGAACGTACAGATTTGGTTTGTAACTCTCTTTTTAATTTTTCAACTGCCTGAGTATCATCTCCAATAAGTTTCTGAACGATCATTAATACTGCTGCAGCCTTTTGTGAAGGCGATCCGACCTGCAATGATTTTTGTAATGCTCTCATATACTGAGTATCTAATAATCGATCAATGCGACCAGTAGTAGTCGATGTAGCACGACCTAAATCTTGCTCATTTGTATCTTCTTTTTTCTTACTGTAATCGCCCTCTGAAAGAGTTGATTTAATAATACGTCTTATTTCTTGACGTAAGATTTTTTCTTTTTGATTCATTTCGAATGCTCCGTTTTTCATATAAATATGTAGTTATCTGGAATACCTTGTCAGTCCTAATAATTGATTTACAGGGGCAAATAATCCAGTTAGTTTATAAGTTTTACCTTTGTATACAAACACAATTCCTTCAGTAGGAACCAATTTTTCAAATCCGCCTGCCGTTTCAATTCGTTTCAATTGAGTTTTCATTTTGTCTAATGTTGCTAGATCATCACTATCCTTCAGCTCTCGCACTGTATCTGCAATTTGTTTACGTAGATCTTTCACCGTGTCTGATGGATTGGCTGACAAAAATTCTGATGCATTACTTAACACTTCTGCGCCAAGTTCTAGAAAGATGTCTTCAAATTTCACTATGTTGGATTTGTTCAATTTAGCAATATCCTGTTTATCAATCAGCAGAACCTGATCAAGAGTATCAGGATTGATAATATTTTTTGCATTTAGTCTATATGACTTATCACCATATGCCCATCTACGCAATAAACCTTCACGTTCTTCCGTAGATAAATCCGGCAATCGATTGTCAATGTAATTTTCCCACCAACGCTGATGGTACATCACAACTTCATCTGAATCTTTCAATCCATATTCTTTCTGAAGCTGATTTATTTTATTAATATAGTAAGTTTCTTTTTCATCAAAATCTGGAAGTTTTGATAATGTGACAACCTTTGGTGGTATAATTTTGAAATGTTCCTGCGTATCAGCATTTACATCAGATATCATTTTCTGTAACAAACCACCATACTCTGGTAAAGATGCTGTTTTAGTGGCTGATTCCAAATCAAATTCATTGAGACCGTGAAACTGTAAATAGGCTTTTGGTCCATATGTTATCACATTTGCTGTGGCTGGATATATGATTTCCAGATTCACAAAGCGACGTCCATTCTGAAACATTTCATCTCGCTGTTCAGGTGATAATGCAAGAATTGCTTTTTCCAGATCTTCCATAGCAAATGCAAATGCATCTGATATATCTCCTCTACCGCCAAATTTCATTTTCACAGCATCTATGTCCATCGGCTGCCTGATGGTGGCTTTATTACGAGCTGCTCCTACTTTACCATCTTTGAAAGTGACATTTAGATTCTGACCATCCGTTTTTTCTGTGACATCTGATTCTCTGTTCAACTCTCCTTGTAATGACATACGAACCATATCCTTCATTTCTGCAAATGTAAGATCTCTATCATCAAATGGATGATTCATATGGCCAGAAGCCCCTCCTTCAGTTATTAATGTTCTGAATTTGCCAGCCCACCATTCTTTGGTAAGTGATTCTGTCAGTGATGCCTCGGCTTTAGTCATTGGTTCATTCTCTGTGGAATCGATTGCTTCTTCGGCTCCTAGAAAGTTAAGAAATTTATAACCTACTCGTTCTGCTACATCTGTTATATAGTTTTGCCAACGCTTATATCCAGGAGTACCTCTAAGCTCTTTGGTGTAATTGGTACCAGATCCTATAGCCCCTACTTCGCCTGTAGGAAAATATGACACAGTATCAACTGGACCGTTAGGCCACATATCATTATGATCTTCCAATTCTTTGTCAGTGTTCAATACATAATTAAGAACTGAAAATCCTAATCGCTCAGCCATGGCAGCAGTTTTCTTTTGGTATGTTTTCTGATTACCATAGAAATATCTTGGGCCATCATCAACATCTGCTTTGCTTCCATTAGCCTGAGATATCTCTGATATAATTTTTGTATCAGTAATGAAATTAATTATTTGCTCTGCAACTAACACACTGAATTTATCTCTGAGTAGATTGAATATCTTGTCATCATAAAAGCCCATCACAGTTTCAAACTCTTCCGGCGATGCTGTTGCCAATACCTGTCTCAGTACTGTGCCAGACATGTCTCCATATCCTGGTACTCTGATTGACACATGAGGTGCCACATACAGATAACCATGTTTCGTGTAAGGTTGGAGATTACCTTTGTTATCATCATAATACTGAAAAAATGTAGGTTCGCCGTTTCGTTTTGTGCCTACTCTAAAGCGAGGATCTTCGTCCATGTCCTTCTTACCGACAGCAAATATCACTGCAGTTGTTTCAGGATTATAATTTCCAAGTATTTCACTAGCTTGATATGGATTACGGACTTGTACCACATTGGTGATACCGTGAGCATTGATCACTTGTTCTTTTTCAGAGAAGTCCAAAGGTGACTTAGGCAGTTTCACTTTGTCAGAAGTGGCAACATAGGTATTGCTTTTTCCGAATCTATTGGCAAGTTTCTTGTAAACTTCAGCATGATGTTTGCCCATGGGTTGAAACCTACCCGGATATATCACAACTATGTCACGTATATCAGCTTCGTTCAGAATTGCAGAAGCTATGCTTTTTCCTAAGTTCATATCTATAAATATAAGAAATTTTTATCAAAGTACAAAATAAATTTTATATTGAAATTTTGAGTACTCCTCCAGAATTATATAATCTACCTGGAATTCCAGGGTCAGATGTTGGAAGATTTAAGAAGGTTATTACTTCATTATTAACTCTTAAACTACCTGACATTGATATATTACCTGCACTCCCTATTGTAAATCTATTTGCTGGGCCAGAAGTAGTAAAAGTATCACCAGCTCCGCCTATTACTAGTCCATCAGCTGATCTTATGTTAACAGGGTCCATTAATATTGCACTTGCAGTCATTGATCCAACATTACTAGAACCTATAGATGTTACACCTGTTGATCCTAATACAAAATCTCCGGCCTTGATTTCACCGGTATTACCATCGAGTTCAACGCCTGATCCTACTTCTGATCCAATGAATAGAGAACCTGACAATACATTGTTGGTACCAGTTATAACTGTGTTTTCACCTTTAAATGTAACAGGATATACAATGACATCATTTTCTGCTAAATTGTTATTGAAGTCAAAGAATTGAAATTTGAAAGTGAGAGGTGTATTGAAATATGTTGGAGGTATACGTTTGTTTATTTTGACAAAATTAGGAGTAAATCCAGACTCTTTCACTGATGCCAATGATATGTCAGATACATTCCATGAACCTCGTCTAATTATCAGAAAGATGTCAGAACTTATATCTTTATTAACTTCAAATTTCAAATTCACATCATCAATACTAGCACTTGCGTTCAATTCTATGGAACCAATCCTTGTACCGAAATTTTTGTTATCTTCGAGACTGTCTGTCAATGTTGTTGACAACTGGCTAGCTGGAGTGATGGACATGTATTTATTGTCTCTATCATTGTAATCAGGTATTATTGAATAACCTTCGCTTCCAGATATATAAACATCTAATCTAGGCAAATTTACATTGACATCAGTTGATTCAGGTGTATCAACAGCTAAAACTTTCATCCTTAACACATATGTTGTGTCTGCTTTGAGAGCAGGTTGATATTCTGATGCATTGATATGAATATATGCAAATTTCTTATCAGTGTCATTGAATGCTTCAACCGGTTGTATGTTAACAGAAGATATAAGCTGTTCTTCATTAAATGTATTGGTTATCTGAACTTCCGATGGATTGATATCATCTGAACCTGTCCAGTATGTATTGAAGTCATTAATGTCTGTAAAATATCCAATACGATTTTTTATCACACCTGCAGATAATGTATTTTCCACTGCATCATCATCTATGAGAAGTTCTGTCTCTTCTAATATTGTATCTCCCAAATCTATGAAATCTCCAAAGAGACCAGCAGCTTTAAATAATGTTTTTACCTTATAAACATCTCCAGTAGCTGGTGATAGATTAGTTAATTCAATTGCAGCAAATGATTGTGTTTGCTGTGTTGTAACTGTGGCAGGTTTATTGAAATAACTTGCTGTGAAATTGCTTGATAATTCTGTTTGCCTGATAGTTTTGGATGTTCCATCTATAGTAGCTATCTGAATTGAAAATTCAGAATTTGTATTATCAGTTTCATTTTTGAAACCAGATACCTGTGCAGCTCTAGCTCTTTTAGAATTAATAATATCAGTTATTATAAAATTTATACTACCACTTAATAATCTAGTCTGATTCTGTCCTGTCGTGTCTACTATTGTTGACTCAGTCGACAGCTGTGATAGTGGTATTAATTCATCATTTGAATTCAGTTTCAATCCGGATATCTTAGTACCATTATCATCTAAACCAGCGACATTGATATTAGGATTCAAAATAGTAAATTTACCTCCTAACATGTTAGTATTGAACGAAAACTGTGATCCTTCTATTATCAATTCTGATACATTATTAAATGTACTTATCGGCTGTGATTCAGACTCTTCAGGTCCAAATGTGTCACTACTCACTTTAATATTAGGTTGCTGAGCTAATGCCTTTCCATATATCTTACTAGTACCGATCAATGACCCTTGACCCTGTAAACCTCCTTTATTTGATAAAGTCCCAAAATTTACATTTTGATTAGATAGACTTTTTATCTTTACTGTTGCGCCAGATCCTTTGTCAGATGATAATACATTTGATAAACCAGTTACTTGTTCAAAGACTTGCGATGTCTCTTTGACAACTGCTTTTGGTTGTTTGATAAAAATTATTTCAGAATCATTTCTTAAATAAGGAGAAACAGTTACACGTCTTGCCCAAAGAACATTTGGTATATTTTTGTTAATTGGACTGTGTAATTCATTTGAAAAAGGTATAGTAGCTCCCGTGTCAGGATCTATTGCTGCTCTCCCAGCTATGTAAACTGTAGCATTACCGGGTGGTGTATTTTCATAAATCCATATGGAGACTACTCTTGAGCCATCTTGTTCAGCATATGAAAGAACTTCATAATAAATTGGCTGACCATTATAATCTAATATTTCTATATGAATATCTGAATTATTTACAAGTGTACCAGCATTGGCCTTAATCTTAAAAAGATTTTTGCCAGATTTTAACGTATCAGGAAAATCAAAAACATTAAAGTATTGATCTGAAGACACTGAAGTGTCGACTTTTATAATCGATGTATAATCTTTTAGCCCTATATAAGGTCTTTTTCTTTGTAGACTTTGAAGATTACTAACATTTGACATTGCGATACTTTATCATAAATATTGAATTTTTGAATAACCGCCTGTCTTTTTTATTTCAATAAGTTTGTCTACAATGTCTCGCATTGCATCGATATGTGATATACACATTATGAAACCAAATTGAGTTTTCAGATAATCAAATAACATGTACATGGAGTTTAGATTGTCAGAATCCAGAACTCCGAATCCTTCATCAATTGCCAAGAAATTCGGTCTAGGTAAATTTGAAACATTGATGAGAGATGTTCTGATTGCCAATGATGAAACAAATTTCTCCATACCAGATGTGAGTTCCAAAGGCCAATAGTTATCTTCATCATATACTATAAAGGCATTAATGTTCTTACCATCAGTTTGTAACAATATAGTGAAATCCACAATCTGTGTCAATATGTTGTTTATTTCAGCTTCAATCTTCGGCAGAGCCTTTGATATCAGATAATATGGGACACCATCACGTTTCACAGCCTTCATATAATATTCATAACCTTGATATTGCTTTTCCAGATCTTTCAAGCGTTGAATATCTGCTTTTGTGTCAGCAATTTTCTGATTGGCAACGCTTAGCTTACCGGAAACATCAATGAGTTGCTGATCAATGTCGTTTATTTCACGTTCAATGAATACCAATTCATTCTTATGTTCATTTATATCATTGTTAAGCTTTCGATTATGCTCTATGTATTCAATCTGTTGCAATGATTTGTTTAGACTTTCATTCAGTGAATTCATTTCACTGTTCAAATCATAGTTCTGCCGTTCACATTGATCTAATGAAATATTTACATTGTAAACTTGATCTCGAATTTTTCTTTTCTTGTCTTCCAGATTATCATACTCAATTAATTTATTCTTGACATTTTCAATATCAATCTTCTTCAGATTATCTTGTACAAGTTTAACTTGATTGTTAATTATACCTAATCTATTCCGAAGTTCAGGTAATTTTTCTGCAATGGTCTTAGTTTCATGTAACCATGGATTTGCCATACAGTATTCACAATCAGGATTCCATTTGTGATCATCTAATTTAGATGTCATACGCTGTGCATGTTCAATTTCCTTTTTCAATGACATCTGATTATATTCCATATCAGATAATTCAATTCTTCGCTGATCATGTAAATTGATCATTTGTTGCAAACCTGATTTATCAATTTTGGACAACTGAGAATTAATCTCACTAAGTTTTTCATTTGCCATGTCCATGAAACGTGAATGTTCGATTATCTGTTTGTCATTGCTTTCCAGATCTAAATCAATTGATCTAATCTTTTCTTTGATATCTTCTGGATTTTCTAGATCATGGATCTCATATAATTGCTGTGACAATGTTATGATTATCTCATTAAGATTGCGTCGCATTTCATTATGATCTGCTTTGTCTTTTGATATTTTATCAGAAATCTTTTGATATGTTTCACTATCCAATTCTGCGTCTGACAAATCCTTTGACAGATCTTTCTTTTTGTATTCGCGAATCAGTGCCGCCGTTTCCTTGATATCCTCATGACCAATCAGATATTGTTGTTCAAAAATTTCAATGTCAAGAAACTGTGACAAAAGATCTTTACGTTCTCTCTGTGTTTTGTCAATGAAACCTGTATTGTTGTTTTGTAATGACAGAGCAGTTAGAACAAAATCTTCATATGTACCGAGATAGTCTCTGATATTTTTATTTGTACTGTCTCGCTGATCACCATTCAAATTTTCTTCATTACCATTTACGTCATAACGATAAAAATTAACTGTGACTTTGACATGATCATTGCTTTGTTTTTTACCAGAACGTTCTACACAGTAAGTATGTTTACCTAATTCAAATTCAAACTTGCTTTGAAAGTTACTACATTTGTTATTAAGCACATGTGCTGCCTTTTTAGTTCGACTACATTTATCAAAACAACAAAATGCCAATGCATCTAACAAAGTAGATTTACCAGAAGCGTTAGGAGCAAATAGTCCATATGATCCTTGCAGCGATCCAAAATCTATAACATTGTCAGTACCATAACTGAACATGTTTGAAAATTCAAATCGTTTCGGTACCCAGGTAGTGTTTCTGGCTTGTTTGTCTAACACAAGTTTACTATGAACAGTTCTGTTAATATAACGAACAATGTCCATCATTTTATCATCTACACCATGTTCAGCTGTCAGATATTCTGATATCACATTGTTTTGCCATTCCACATCTCTGACACTACCGAAATTAATTTTATTGGCAGTATTTGTGGTATTGATCTCATTAACACGTTGTATGGTGATATCTTGTACTTTACATTTGCTGCGTATATGTGATGTAACAGCTTTGATATCTGCGGCATCAGTATTCTTTACTTTCAGTCTCAGTCTAGGCCTTAAAGGTATATTTGAAATATCTGTTTTCAGTTCACCATCTTCTACATATGCTGTGTAATAACCATAATCATTTTTTATCTCAACAAATTCAGAAGTCCTTGTTTTGACATCCCAAACCAATATACCATGCACCAGACCTTCGCCATGGTTCTGTTGAATTAATGAACCTGCATATGCAATTGTTTTATCATCATCAAGATATTGCGTTTTATGAATATCTCCTAACAATGTCATGTCATGGCCATCAAATATGGTTGTTGTGACATGATCATTTTGCAGTACAAATCCAGCATCTGTACTAGCATTGTTAACTGCGCCATGGTGTAATGCAATCTTTGTTTCAGCAGTTAGTTTGTCAGCTTTTATGAAATCAACCGGTTTGTCAAACACGGACATAACGTTAAAGTCCACATCGGCCAATCTATATATACCTGTGTCTTTAAGATAGTGTAAATCAGTGTGTTTG